GTTGGTGAATCAGTTACAAATGGTGTTCTTAAGATTCACAGAAACACTGATAATGCAACTGTTGATATTGCTACAGTAAGTGAGAATGCAACTTCTGAGTGTAAGATTACACTTGGTGGAGCATGGGCAACTCAAGCAGATGCTACATCTTACACTAAGATTGGCACATTCTATACTGGTGTTGCTGGAAACCTTGAGATTGGTACTAAGTATGGCGCTGGAACTAGCAGTTCGAGGTTATATACTCAAACAAGAGTTGTTAATCTCTTTGACGGAGACCAGACCAATACAGTTAACCTTGCAACGAACGCAACTACGTTCACTATGGGTTCAACTGGTGGTACTACATTCATCAGAAACACCTTAAATGTTCTTGCTTCTACAATTGTTGAAGGTAATATTAGACTAGATGGTGGTCTCAATGCTGGTATTATTAAGATCGGTAGAGGTAAGTTTGGAACTAATATTGTTCCTCATGCAGTTGGTGGTGTTGAGAATCCGAACATTGACTTCTATAAGTATGAAGATACCGGAAGATTCATTGATACCGCTGGTGTATCACAATGGGGTTCTACAGCATTCCTGGTTGCTGGTGGTCAAATCGCTGCTATTGATAACTTAGTTAATAATGGTGCTAACAGTAGAACACCAGGAACATATTCTTTCCTAGACACAACTAGTGATGGTGCTGGTTCAGGTGCAACATTTAGTATCATTGTTCGATTTGATTATACTATTGATATTACTATTGAAAGTCCTGGTGAAGGATATGCTAATGATGAAACTCTTACTATTACTGATACTCAGTTAGGCGCTGGTGGTGGAGGAGATCTTACATTCCAAGTAAATGGAACCAATACTGCTGGTTCTAACTACTACTTACCAATTTCACAACCTATCATTGGTGATTTCCAAGTTGGTGATCTTCTATTACTTGATAGAGCGAATGCATCTACTCCTGATAGTGTTGGTGCTGGTGGAAATATTATTACTGGACTGAGAGATGAAGCAAGTAGCGAGATTCTTCGTATTATCGGTATTGCAAACATTGCAAACCCTTCTGATCCAAATGGTTATAGATTAATTGTTGCTAGAGGTGCTGAGGGAACCGGTTCTTACATAGACCATCCAGATGGTTGTGTTATTGCTAAACTTGTCAAGCAAGGTAATGCTTCTTTCATCACAGGTTCTGACCTTGATGATAGCGAGGAACTAGATGAACCACGTACTGGTATTGGTGCTGGTTCTGCTGATGTTAACATTGGCGTTGCTGAATTTGGTGGAACTATTTCTCTTCGCGATTATATTAGATTATCTGCTAGTGAATTTGTATCTGTTGTATCCTTAATTTCAACATCACCACAATCTTTGAGTGTTAATGACGGTGGTAGTCCTGCTGCTGAAGTCTTTAAGGTTGAGTCTACAACTGGTGATACTTACATCTTTGGTGATATTCTTGCTGGTTCTGGATTCAATAAATTCACTGTTGATTCGATAACTGGTAATACTATTACCCAGGGATCCTTAACTACTAATAATACAATTACTCTGAGAGGATCTACATTCCCTGCTAACGAAGGTTCACCTATTTCCTCACCACCTTTTGTTGATAGTCAACTATTCAAATTAACACCACAGGGTCTCACTGAGTTCTTAACTCTCTCCAATGGTGGTAATGATACTGTATCAGAGGTTGTTACTTTCCAGGTTGATACAGCAACTGGAAACATGTATAGCACAGGAAGTATCGATATTTTTGGTAAAAATCTTGATGGTTCTGTTGATCAAGGAACTCCACGACTAACGTTTGATAATTCTTCAGGGGACTTTACTGTATACGGTTCATTCTCTGCATTTGGTAGTGGTCAATCATCGTTTGGTGGTCCTGTTGTTATTGGTCAATACTTTGGTGTTGATACACCTGCTGGATGGGACTATAACGAGGATGCTGATGTAACAATTAATGGTGGAGATCTAACAATTAACTCCGGTGGAAATGAAATCTTTGGTGTTGATAATGACGGTTCGGTCACTATTGCTGGAATCAATGATTATATCTCACAGACTGGTGGTCGTAAGTGGTTATATACAGCAAACTCTGTTCTTGTAGCACAATCAAATGTTAATTACTTTGTTAACGCTGGATCTAATACATTAATTAAACTACCCGGAGATGCTTTAATGGGCGATATGATTCGTATTATAGATATAGGTGGCGCATTAACTCACAACGTATCAATGGTTGTAAGAGCAGCAGACAACATTAAGGTTCAAGGTGATATTTCAAATACCGGAACTGCTCTGTTGACTGGAATCGCACCTTCCAATCTCGCAGGACACAATGGTGGAGAACTAGTCATTCAAACACCTCGTGCATCTTTCGGATTAGTTTACGCTGGACCAGTTACTCCAGATGGCGGTACAGTTGATGCTGCTCCATCTAGTGTTGTTGGTTGGTATCTAATGGACATTTAAGGAAATGAGTTTCTATCAATCTTCTAGACAAATGAGGGCTGCCGTTATCGGCAGTATCATCCCTTGGAGTGGTCCCCTATCTGGTATTCCAGATGGGTGGATCGTTTGTGATGGTAGCTTACCTGACGCAAGAGATTATCCATTGTTAGTTCAAACAATTCAAGACACATATAATGCTGGTGTTTCCAATTTAGGAGGAGCATTTCCAGCATATACAGGTCAGTTTAAGCTACCGGATCTTCTGTCTGGGAGATCTCTAATGGATATTGAGGGTGCTTATTTTAGTGCTGGTGGAACAGATAATGCTATTGATTTAGATCCAGATGCCCGAGGTTTGATTGAACCATATATTGGTTCCAATTCAGATCTAGGTGTACAACAAGTTTATAATGATGTTATTACTAATGTTGACTTTGAGATTCCTTTAAGTCAACGAGATGGATATGCAGGTGCTATTTCCGGAAATAAAATTGTTCCTGGAGAAGGTGAAAAAGTGGTTTATATTGGTGGAAGAAAACTAGGACATCAACACGTTTCTACTCATTCTCACCCAGGCATTTATGAAACTCTTAAAGCAACTCCTAAAAACTTACCGGGACTTGGTGTTATTCCTTATAGCAATATGTCGTTAAAATTTAGCTATGCATCATATGACGAAAGACAAGCAGGTGGTGGCGATGGTGAAGTTGACGAAGCTCGATTCTCTTTAAGAGGTGTTTATAAAGAAGGTTTTAAATTTGAGGGTGCAAACCAAGATATCTCATCTTTAAATTCTTATAGCGGGTTTGGAAGTGGAGATTTTGGTAGAATGGTTGGTAGAGCTAACTCGGAAAATCCTCCAGTTAATTTATCACCACAACAATTGACACATACACCTGTTGCAAACTGGGGAGAATTTAGACCATTTCCATCTACTCCTGTAACTGGAAGACCTCAAATAGTAGCAGATGATGTAATTCAATATGGAATAGGCGGACAGAATATTGACATTCCGCAGTTTCAGAGAAATTTCTATCCTGATCAAACAGCAGCTGGTGCATATTCAACATTTGTCAGTAATGACGGAAATACATTTCTAGATGATAAACTACAAGCACATGCACATGATCCATTTGTTATTGAATTTGATCAAGGAAGTTTAAAACCACAAACCAGAATTAATTCTGTATTAAGTATCCCACTAGATACTGAATTAGATAATGTTAGTAATGCTGGTGCATTGCAGATTAATATGAATACATCACAACCCTCTTTAACATGCGTGTACATCATTCGAGCATACTAAAATGGCAAATTATACAAACGAGAGAGCAAGATATGGTGGATGTGCTGGTCAAATTTTAGTACATTCTACTCCTGGATTGGGACTAGTTAACGATCCTACAACAACAAATTTTAAAAATATAATTCCCGCCGGTTATTTGAGGTGTGATGGTAGCATATACAATGCTAGAGATTATAGGCATTTATCTGAAATTTTAGGTGTTGGAACTGACACTAGATTTATAAAAGAAGGTGCGATTGTTAGAGATCCTGATTTAGGAACTGGAGATCTAGGACAGTTCCAACTTCCTGATTTGGGATCTAAAGTAATTATTGGTGGTAGAGGAACAGGACTATACAGAAATACTACTATTGAACGAGAAATTGAAGGTGGTCCTATTACCAATAGAGTTGGTCCACAAGTAGAAATTGTAAGTAATTTTGGTAGTAGAATTATTTCTCAATTTGTTGGTAATATGGAGTTAGATTCTAGTGGACCTCTTAATATGCTTGGTACTCCAAAATATAACATGGAAAGGTCTACAACTGAGACTGAGTTAAATATTGAAAATTTTCAGGGTCATGCACACAATTCATCTCAAGCTTTTGTTAATTACTCTGGTCAACACTCAGTAGCTACTTCTGGTGGTAAAGATCTTGATCAAAGACTTGCAAATAGTGGAGCAGGAAACTCTTTAGATTTTACTGAAGCATGGACTAGAGAATCTATTCACAAACATAATATTACGAGACCTACATCGTATGCTCATACATTTACATATTCACATCCAACTATTCAAATTGACATGTCTGGTGTAAGTGCTAGTGTTGATGTTGATGTCGAAGATGATGAGAAATTGGATGAATTGGTTACTCCCTTTATGCTTGTAGAATATATTATTAAATTTTAACAAATGCCTATCCCAAGAAACCCAGGAATTTATTATATTAGGTCAACTGCTCTTCCTACCGAAGCTCCTTTAATTTTAAAAAGTAATAATATTTCTGAAGCAGATTTTGCAAAATTAGTCACTTGTGTATCTGTCATTGATGAAACTGGTGGTAGTTATTATAATAATCTTGGAAACTTAAACGCTGTTTGGGCACAAAATCCTCCAGT